ATAAGCTCATTTTGCTGTTGCAACTGCTCATCACGCTTTTGAAGCTCTGCATTGAGCTTGAGGAGGGGGGCCGAATCTTTCGCTGCGTCCAGATAAGCTTGTGCGCGCTGCTTGATTTGATGATGACCCATGAATCGTTGGGACACTGAGTCTGGCATACCCACCAATTGTTCAATGGTATGACAGTTCAATGCTTTGAACTCAGCTACTGCTGACATAGACATCCATGGCAGCATATTCAAAGGGGTGCCACTGCCATCACCTTGTTCACGACCAGCTTTGTATCGTGCCCATTGCTGAGGAAATCGTTGTTGGTACTGCTCCGTGGCATCCCCAACAAATGAATCTCGCTGTCCTGGCGAAATAATCTTGACTACATCGATCTCATCAAAAATCGGACGACCTTGTTCAGTGGACTTATTTTCATTCTTTTGCACGTCCCTGTAAAAGATAACCAGAAGCTTCTTATCAGCTTCATTTTGCTGGCCATCATCAAAGTTCATTGCAAAATCGAGAGTTTCGGTGGACATGGGTATGTTCCTAACAGTTAAAGAAAATGGTGGGGGCGGCGGTTGGTGCCTCAGTAGAGGCCCGCTATCAATCCGCGGTTCGCCCCCAATTGGTTAGATCGTCAAACCAATGCTCGGGTAGACTAGGCGACAATCAGCACCAATCTGCGCACCAGCGACTAGCGTCTTGAACACTGCGCCAAGAATTGGGCGTGCACCAGCCGTACCATCATCATCGATAGCCCCAGCAGTAGCCGTGGTATTGAGACGAGTGCCAACTGCTACCGCACCAGCAGTCAATGCACTGCAAGTACCGAAGACTTGGTACCAGCAATACTGATTAACTACACCTGCTGCCATGGCCACACCTACACGTGTACCATGGCCACCGACTTGACCAGGTGCCGAGAGTGCCGTGGTGACTGGAGTCCAGACACCCGCAACACCTTCAACACAGACCTGGTTAATGGTCTGAGTACCGACCATTTGACCATAGACAAACGCCTTGGTACCTTGAACCGGGTCATCATATAGACCCGCAGAACCAAGGCGCCATTGCGGAACAGCAGTTGCAAGACCCAATTGTGCGGGGTCCAGACCAATGATTGGTTGCATGAATTTTCTCCTTGAGGGTTGTTGATCAGGTGTTGTCCATGCGACCTTGGAACTGCAGACCTGACGAAGTCAGATTACCAGCCCAAGCCAGGATTTGCGTCGAAGCATCTTGGTTGACGCTATAACGTTGACCTGGCGACAAGGGGACCATGTTCCGACTTGCATGGGGACGATAGAACATGTACTTCGTGTTGAGGAAGTACGCGCTTGCAGAAGGCACGCCAACAGGAGCCGTACCAGCAGCGCCGGTAGAAGTCCAGTTGATTTGCATACCACCATCCAAGACCACGTCTGCGTCCATGTACTTCAGAGACACGAAGCCCAGCTTAGCCGTCTCAGTACCAGCGAAACGCTGGATGCTTTGCAGCGAAGCCATGTAGAACGACCAGAACGTGTTATCCACCAAGATCAGATCGGGGCGATCTTGACCACGAACCAGACTAGACCACATGCGGTTCATGTAGTTCTGGACGTTAGTGGCTGAAACCACTGCACCACCAGTGGTATTCATGCGGAAGTACTGATTACGCCAGAACAACCACGTGCCACGATCGATACCACCCACAGTACCGGTGGTAATCGTAGCGACTTGCTTCAGCAAACCGTCGATTTGCTTACCACCAGCTCCAGTACCATCACTGTACAAGCCTGCAGCAATCAAGTTAGCCATGGAAGCTTCTGCAACTTCCATACGCGAATCGAGCAGGTCGATAATGCGTTGCTTACCAGCATTCTGGAGTTGTTCCAGGCCGCTAATCGTGACAGGGCATGCAGCTTGCTTGATGGTGTACTCAGCCGAGCTGATAACATCTTGCGCGGCAATCGGAAGGGTCTCATACCCAGAGTACCAACCTGCATTACCATTGGAGCTAAATGACAGCTCCTGCATGATGGTGTTACCACCATCAAACGTCTTGATGTTACCACGTTGCTTCAGCTTCGTTAGCAGAGCATTGTTGGAGGTAACGTTATCTGCGATTTGACCAGTACGAGACTGAATCGTAGTAGCGATGATGTCGCTAATTGCACTATTTGCGAATGCCATTTCGGCTCCTATTGAGGTTTGGGGTCAATCTTGACTTTAGGAGGCTTTACAATACGTCCTAGAGTCTTAATCCGGTCTGCTGGATCACCGCCTGCAGACTTTGGGCCTACAGTTACTGGATCTGGCAACTCCTGACCTTCCAACCGCGGAAAGCGACCAATTCCAAGGATTCGACGTGAGAAACTTGAGAGTCCCATCATCTTCCTTCAAATTGATCAAACGCAGCTGCAATAGTGGCACGCCGATCATTGACAGATGGTGTTCCAGCTGTATTACCACTTGGCGCCCCACCTACTGACACAGAAGCTTGCAATGCACGCTGTGCTTTACCGTTATGTAAAGCTGCTTGAGTTGCCTGGGCTTGCGCTTGTGTCTTGGTAAGAAGCTCTTGGCTTAAAGCCGAATCCATCGCAATAGCACGATTATACGCTGCTTCAATCGTAATGTGTTGCCCGCGCTTTGCCATAAGTTCAACAATATCGGCCATAGAATCCCGAACCGCTTCAAAATGCGGATATTTAGGGTCTTGGGACATGCTTTCAACAGTATGGGAGAGTTGTTGGGCTTCTTCTTGCCTACGTTGCTGTTCCGCACGCTGCTGCTGTGACAGAAATTCTTGAATAGGTGCAAGTCTTTGAGCTAGAAGTTGCTCTACACGGGTATCGACAGGATCATTCATTGGTTTACCAACCAATGCATTATCCAATTCTTGGATATCAATACCATAATCACTAATCAACTTAGCCATATACTGCGCACGCTGCGCTTTTGGTGCAGTTGAGAGGATATGGTCTGACTTGAACAGTTCTTGTACAGCAGTTAGCGGATCAGTATTCAATGACTGAATACGCGCTAGATACGGTTGAATAGTTTGAGACAACTTAGCAGAAATCTGCCTTGCTTGAGCTGTATCATTCAAAACTTGTGTAGTTTCGCGGTCACGACGCAATACTTCTTGCTGAATATCTACATCGAGCTTGTCCCACTTAGCTTTTTGCGCGGGTTTCCAAGACTGTGGTGCTTGCAAAACTGTTTTTGCAGGTTCTTCAGAGGATTGTAACGATTTGCTTCCCGAGGCGTCATCCGGGGCCTCCGTTTTCGAAGTGCTATCAGCACTAAGCGCTTCAGTTTTCGGTTCCTCCGGGGCTCCTTTAGGCTCCTCCGGGGCTCCTTTAGGCTCAGTCGTTTCGGCCACTTCAGCCGCGTCAAAAGCTGCTTCTAAAGCAGCGCGACGATCATCTACTATAACTTCTTGAGATTCAGTAGTCATGGCAGTTACCTTACATAACGGTTGACTTGGTTAATGATTTGCTGCTTTCTATCTGCAGCATCTGCACGCTTTTCTTGAGTAGATCTAGTATCGCTGTTTGATTGCAAATATGGGAGTCCTTTAAGGTCAGCAACAGGAACTACGTCATGACGTTTGTTATGTTCGCGCAAACCAGCACGACCGCTATACAATTTGCCATCTAATGGGGAGACGAAATCAGGCAAGTCATTAAGGATTGTGTAACCCTTATGTGGAGTCTCTGGAGCACGGTACTCCGATTTGAGACATGGGGGACTACCGTCATTTGGGTAGACCCAAACTTGCTTTACTGCCATGCTTACTCTCCTTGTACACCCAACCATTACGTATTTTGCAAATACAAGACCCAGATACTCCAAGTTTATCAGCAAGGGCATTACTACCCTCTAAACTACGGCGTATTTCTTGTACTTGTTGAAGATTGAATTTGCGTTTTTTGGACACGTTGTGTCTCCAACTTGAGTTCAGCCATAGCAGTAGCATTTACAAGCTTCAATTTGCCCATTTCGCGCTCAAACATCATTTGCATTTGTAGTTCTTGTTGTTCAAGCTTAATCCGTTGTTGTTCTGCAGCCATCTCCATCTGAAGCTTCTGTTGCTCCATCTGCATTTCCATTTGGGCTTTCTGCATCTCCATTTGGGCCTTAGCTTGATCCATCTGAGCTTTAGCTTGATCTGCTTGCTGTTTCATTTGGAATTCTTGTTGCTGCATCGCCTGCTCAGCTTTAGCCTTCTCGGCTTCTGGATCAGGTTTCTGTTCTTGTGGGTTCTTAATAAGCCCATCTAAGGCCTTATCAAGCATACCCTCAATATCTCGAGCTCCGCGGAAGCCCGCAACAGTCCATTTAACGAGCCCAACAAGTATTGGAGCTGCTTCAGGTGTAGCTTGGAGTATTGGTGGGAGTTGCTGCATGAAACCACTAAACGCAGTCATAAAGTCTATGCGGTCCTGCTTTTCCATAGCATAGTCAGCTTGGGACATAGTATCAGCATTGACTTGAATACGCCATTCGAAGTCTGCTTCACTAGACAATAACTGCATGGCTGGGCCGATGTACTCATCGTTGCCTGTAACCATGATATTAGACTTCTTAATAAGCATTTCAGGGTCGAAATGCTTAACCATTATCTCTGCTTTGATGCGCATGATCTCTGATGCAAAGCGCGCAACCTCATCTTGCAGCTTCTTGATACGGACGGATGCAAACTGGGCCTTAATTTGTTGTGCCCCAAGCGTCTCAGAAGCCTTGGAGGCACCCCGTACAATGTCAGCAATTCCAGTAAGCTCATATATCTGACCTTTTATGACCTCACGCGCACCATTGAGCTCCCTAATGGCTGTAACTACTGTTTCGAGGGGGAGCCAGTCGATTTGGCCTTTGAGACCACCCTTTTCTGCAAACAAAGCCCAGTTATCTGCAGGAATTAGGTCATTATCGAACCCTTCCTTGAGCATACGGGGGATGGCAGGTTGTCCTTTGTCATAAACACCAACAACCTTACATGCTTGAATAAGCATAGAAATGCGGTTGTTAATAGTGTCTAATTCTACATACTGATCCTGGATCATGTAGTAGTCTGGACGTGGGGTTGTATTACTGGTCGAAGTATTCGCCAGCATAGGCTTCGGACAAGGATCAAAGCCTTTAAGTCCAAGCGGGTCAGGACGCTCATCAAGCAGCGCCGTCATACCCTTCGAATACCAGATAACTTTACGGGTTGTACGATCCCAAATCTCGTAAACTACCGCTTTCTTCAAAATATCTTCTTTGGGCGTAGAACCTTGTTCTGCGTACTTCATACCACCACTAGCTAAGAAGTTAAGCGGACAAGCTTCGCCCTTTTCTTTTCCAAAACGTTCAATAAGCTCTTCTCGGGTCATATAGGCCTTACGACCTACCCAACGGCGCTCTTCCCAGACACGGCATGGAGACCACAAGAAGTCTTGCCAAAAGATATAGTCGACACAGATACGTTGGTCTGTGATCTTCTGCGGAGTTAGTTCTTCTAAGTCATCTGCCCCATAAGTATCATTGCCGGGAGTGGGGGGGACGCTGATTTCTTCGGTATCTGTTTCAAGACGTAACCAAGCTGCTGCAAGACCAGGTACAAGCCTATCTTGAACCGCATTACGCATACAGGCGTCAAAGTTATCAGTAGGATCATCGAGGTCTTGAGTAATCGCACGCTCGATAATTAGAGCCGCAACACGACCTATTTCATCATTATAGTCAGTATACTTACGCGAAACTGCTGGTTTAGGCAACTGGGCATAAATAGCTGACTGTAGGATGTTCGTATTGGCATAAAAGATGTTAAACCACTTAGACGGAGCCGTCATAGTGTCACGCTCGTCCAAAAAGCGCTTTGTAACTATATTTGCGCGCTTATAGAACTTCTCGAGTTCTTTTTCTGCAGCAATGATCTCCCCAGCCCACAGTTCTTGTGGGTCTAACTCTGAAGGGATCGTGATTGTAGCAATTTCGTTAGGCATTATTTATCCAATACGCCGAGTGGGACGCTTCAGTTCATTATCTTCGAACATCGTTTGAAGATTATAGCCCGATGCGGTAAGTAAATCTACAGTACTAACACGTTTTGAAGGCAATATAGACGCAGTACCGGTAAATCCTAGCACACCGCAAGCCATTGCTACATATCTGAGACAATCACAGTAATCAGACGCCCAATCATGCAGTGGAATATCTGAAAACATCAACTTATTATCATCCCACTCACGCCTGTAGGTCTTTATTGCCTCTAAGAGATCCCCAGTAGCCTTGGTATCAATGCTAATGAGTGGAAAAAGTCGCCGAACGGCGGCGATACCGTCTCGGACCTTGTGTATCGGCACTATTCTAGGTGTAAGTCCCTCTTTTAGGAACTGTTCTACAATAGATTTCCCAGTTTGAAGGTTCTTTGCACGTGCATCTGGTGGGAGAAACACATCACCCAACTCTCCTTCAAACTGATTTATCTTTTCGATGTGGTGAAAGATGTCTACACCAGTAGTTACTTCACAAGCTACGAGCCTAATGGTGTTATCTGTGCCTATTTGAAACCAGATGCAAACAGTTGCGTCAGTAAATCCCAAATCAAAGGCACAGTGAGTGGGGAGGTTAACGTCAAAAAGTCCGCCATCCACAACCCTATTGTCATAAAATAGTTGATTGACCTCATTTGCGTATATCGCCCCTTTTAGAGCAGAATCAAAAGAACATTCGTACTCCTGCGCATACTCCTCTGGGTCCATGTCCCTTCGCAGCGATTCTAACTCCTCAACTGGTATTATCCCGCTGCGGCTTGCCTTTAATTCCAGGTGGAACCATTCACTAGGGTTCTTCTTTGCTTGTTGTACGACGTCATAGAAGAGGTTTTTACCTCGAGGAGTTGATACAAAGACACTCCATCCATGCCTATCTGATAGTGCGGGGCGGATAACCTGCGAGAAGACACTTGGCTTGAAAAGAGCATACTCATCATTGACGGTCCCATCAAGATACATACCCCGCAAGCTATCGGCGTTATCCGCGCCCAATACGTAGATGGTGGCATCGTTTTTCAGAGTTACTTTTAGCTCTGCTTCTTGAGGTGGTTTACCGAGATAGGGTTCTGCAAAATCTTTGAGATAAGTCCAAGCAACGCGCTTCGCCTGGGAGTAGGTGGGACCGACGTAAGCAAGTTGGGGCTTATGCAGACGACATTCAAGTCCGCCAAATATAAGGTCATTAACGAGAGCAACCGTTTTTCCTGCTCTGCGGTGAGTGTTAACTGCTGCGAACCGCTGTTTGCGGTTGTGTAGTGCAACGAATTGCTCTCGAGGGACATACTTAAGCGCCATCTTTGCTTACAGAAGGTAGTATGTCTTGAACATCAGAATCAATGGTGCCCTCTTTGTACGCCAGACGCTCTTTAGTCAACCATGGGATGTCAATGATGATTTTCTCGCCCGTGATTGGGGAGGCGGAGGCCGGGAGGAGCTTTGAGATTGCTTGGACAAACACTCGTGCATTCGCGTCAGAGCTGGATGCGAACTCGACGAGCCAGGAACTACCACCCAAGTGATCAAACGCTTCGCGAAAGATCTCACGTAGTTGACGGTTGACAGCAACAGGACCCGCATCTGAGTTAAGCGGCGAGTTTGACATCCGTTGTAAGGGCGGTGGGCGGGGAATCAGGCTCATGGCTATATTGTATACGCGCGCGCGAAGCTTGTGTTTACTATGGGCCAAATATATTTCAGTAGTATATTGGTAAGACGGATTTTAGAATATAGTATATTGGTATGACGGATTTTGAAATAGTTCGTGGTGCTGCCTACACCGCACCTCGCCAGGCCCCCACGCCCGATTTTCCCGGGCGGAGCCCAAATTGTAACGAAACAGTTACACCTTTAATAAGTTAGTACTAACTAACTTAGTAAGTAAGTAAGTACTAACTTACATACTAAGTTAGTTAGTACTAACTTACTTACCAAATCAACTAAAGGTGTAACAAGATGTAACAACCACAAAAGGTGTAACAAGATGTAACTAAACTGTTGCACTCTGTTACCCGTTACAACTAATACAGTCGGGTATATTTGTGTTATAATCTTTTTAATGAATGAAGAAAAGAACTTCGTTCATTATTAAAGAGAAAGTTACAAAGAGTTACAAAAAAAGAGTTTACAAAAGATAAAAACTAATGTATAATCTCTTTAATCCTTGAGAATGTCTCTTAAGGATAATCTGAAAACTGAGGTTAATATGGCTAAGTACAAAGTCCAAGGTATTGGGAAGTTCGTCAAGAACTTGATCACGACAACCAAGCTCTCCAACAAGGAAATTTTGGAGAAGGTCAAAGTTGCATTCCCGGAAGCTCAAACTTCCATGGCATGCATCGCTTGGTACCAAACTGATCTTCGCAAGAAGGCGCCAAAGGCTCCGATCCAAGAGCAGAGCCCTCCGTTTGGGTGGTTCAAGGGTCTTGAGACTGAGGAAGTTGCAGCAGCTGAGTAAGCTGGGTAGGGCCGAAAGGCCCTGCTTAGTACTAAGCACTAAGTACTTAGTACTAAGCATTTAACCCTAAAAACTGCCCAAAAAGAGCCAAAACCTGCCCGAAAGGGGCCGAAATCTACCCGAAAGGGGCAAGAATCACTGGCTTGTGCACTTCGGTGTGTGCGCGTGGCTGTGCGAACGACGTTTCGAATCGTTTTACGTCGTATATATTGGCATAGGTTGTATTACTAGGATATATAATATTATTTAAATAAATAATGATCACACACGCACACACCACACCTCTGGTCCAAGAAACCCAGAGTCCAACGTGGTGAGTCCAGAGTCCAGTTGACCAAGTCCAGTGAAGGTCCAAGAAACCCATTACTCAACATCTACAAACTGGGGTGTTGAGAACTGTGTTTAACTACTTGGAACTACTATGTCAAAGACTGGATTATTCGCCCTCTCGTTTACGGTCGGCGCCCTCCTCATGATCGCTTCCCAATCGAGAGCGCAAATGAGTCAAGGTTGTGGAGCCGCTCCTCAGCCTCCCATCGGCATGTATTACCTGTGTGTTTGTGATAACATGGGCAATAACTGCCAACTCGTCCTTGTGACCAAGAAGTAACAGGAGCTAACCATGAAAGAAACTACCACAAACTGGCCAGTTGAGTCAGACTTCGCCCCCACTCGTGCAAGTATGGTCATCAAGATTAAGGGCTTGAAACCAGTTCCTGGCGAGGAAGATATGTTTGAACTTCAGGGTGTCGAGCAACGGAAGTGTGACTGGCCCGCGGTGCGAACGGCTCTGAGTTTGCCACTAGGTAACAAGGGTGACAAGATATTGGACAAGCTAGGGCGCGTGATGTGGGAGCACGACATCATGGCAGTGCTGAAGGAACGGATACTATGATAACACCACAAGAGATAGTGGATGCGATTGAGCAACGGCGGGAGATACTCGCATTAAAGGCACGGATGTGGGACATGACAAAGATCTTCATGCAAGAGGATCAGAATGGCCGCGCTGCGATGGGAGGTAGGGACCAGGAGAAGTGGTTCAAGCAGCAGATTGCTGAGTATGAGCGAGAGATGCACAGGATCTGCAAAGACTAATCTCCCCCAATCGTTACAAGATGTAACGGAGTATTCCTTTGGGATACTCCTATGTGTTATAATAAGCACATAGGAGTAACTCAATGGTTGAGTTGCACTAAGAGCGGAGAACTACGTATGGCAACGAAGAAACCAAGACGGATCGAGACATTCCAGATTCTTGATCTGATGCAAGAAATACATCACGCAAAGTCTTCAGATCAAGATGACTGGGACTCTGATGAGCAGTATAGTGAGAAGCTCGAAGAGTTGAACGCTAAGCTCCTTGAACTTCTTGACAGACTGGTGGCACTGCAATGATACCCTCCCCATTCGTTGCAAAGAACCTGCTTCAGTTTCTTGAGCATACCATTGAGAGTGAGAGCGAAGTGCTCCATCAGATGCTTGACAAGCGTCAAGAGTGGCAGAAATGCTTTGACCAGCTCCGCCGGATCGAAGAGTTGACTTTCTACGAGGAGTTCCTCAAGACTGTGCAGGAATAAGCATGGGGCTCTTAGTGATAGGGGCTCTAGCTGCGTTCGTAGCCTTGATTGCTTGGGTTGCGTATCTTTTAGGTAATGTGATAGATAACCTCAAGGAGTGGCTTGGATGAGAAAATATGAAACTGATTACGCAGGAGCCTGGAAAGGCTTTTGCATGACGCGTGAGAATGCGATCATCGCTGGGATCAAACACATTCTCAAAGATGGATACAAGACCTGTACCATCACCGATCGGGAGACTGGCATGTTCGTAGCCCGTGTCAGTCTCGATCCCACTCGTAGGCGTGCTACTGTGGAAACTCAGAAGATTATCAAAAAGGTGCTGAAATGATTGTACAAGGTGAAGGTTGGGATGGGGACTATCAGTTAGAGTTTACTGATGGTGGTGTGGTTTATGAAGGGGACCAAATTGTCAGTGCAGTAGGCATTGACTGGGTCGTTACAGGTGGGGCCCCTCCACATAAGCCGAGTAGTACGGGTCGCGTGTATGTATCGAGCCCGGTTGTAGGGTCTCAAGCATCAGCTTCGTACTTCCCAAGTGTGTTCAACATGAAATGGGTGCCGAAATGAGTAATGACTATGACTATGTTTTAGCTAGACTCCGAGACCTTGAAATCAAGGTCGTAGCACTAAACACTAGGACCATAGAGCTACAAGCTCAGATCTTAGAGCTTAACCCAAATAGAAGTCGATGTGAGGATCCAATCGGAACCCTTGAACAGATTAGCAATTTGATCCACGAGCTCGAAGCATGGCAAGACGACAGAAATCTCCCCCATACGTCAGCAGATGAGATTGATCTAAACAAGCTCAGCATCTATGATGCTAACTGGGTACAAAACTACATCGAGAGGTGGGACGATGCTCAAGCCAAATAAATGGTATGTTGCAGAAACTGGTGGCGGATGTAGTGCTTGGCGATTAGATCTAACACCTACAACTTACATCTTGATTACGGATGACTTGTCGCATAAGATTGAGGACACAATCGAGATTGGGGTGTACGAGGACGATGAGTGTGTAGCGTTCAAAGAATTCCAATTCGTTGCAAAGTGTTACGAAGCCTAATTCAGCAGACAAGTAACCAAAGGTCGATTCTAGGTGATATAATAGAGAATGTCGACAGGTGCAATGCTTGTAGACTATCTCCAGTAGAGCCTGTGGTGGGCAGCGGATCAAAGGGCGAGGCACTAACCAGCCTCGCCCTCCGTTTTCTCTGGAGCTACCTCACCACCAAGGAGATGACTTTGGCAAAAGCTGTACCGCTCCAAGCAGGGATAGACCTAGAAAAACCGTTTGAAGCAGCTCCCCTTCTTGAGCTCCACCCCCTCAGCATAGAATTTATGAACTGGGACTTAGCCCGTAGTGGGTTAATACCAGAAGACATATCAGCTTATCCGTCTACGCCGTTGGCGATGAAGACGATTGGTACTTATGTCATTCCCTTCCCGGACAAACGGATGTGGAAGCTCAGGATCGACAGACGTCTTGTCGAGAATGGGGAGAAACTCCATAAGTACAAAGCCCCTAGTGGGATCACAGACATTTGGTATCCACATGATGCAGTTCTTACCTCCTACCGCGAAGAGGACGTACTTTACATCATCGAGGGTGAGAAGAAGGCGGCAAAGTTCCACAAACAATGGCCCATGCTATCAGTCATTGGAATCGCCGGCTGTTATAATGCCACATATACGCTGGATTCAGGCGTCCGAGCTCTTCTCCCCAACATTACTGCATGCTTACGGCCTGGAAAAGGCGTTGTGGTTGTGTTTGACGGTGACATCGAAGAGAATTATAATATCCAGCATGCCGCTCACTCATTGGCAGATCTGTTATCTCTACATCAAGTACAAACTTTCATCTGTAAGCCACCGCTGGGTAAAGGCGTTGATGACTGGCTTGTAGCTGATCCCCAAGGTTCAATAGGAGATTTAGTCCCGATTGCCCTCCAATCATTGGAGATGGGGCGGAAGCAGTTATTCAAGACGCTACAACTTACCTTGAACAGTGAGGGTAATGTCATCCTTAATGAGGACAATGCTGCTCGTATAGTTAGGCATCGGTATAAGGACCATGTTTACATTGATCGTCGACTTGGACTTATTGTAGATGGTGAAGTTGGAAATCTTGATGACCTCAATGCGCAAGCAGTTACATATATCCAACGTGAGCTTATAGCCCATTATAGATCTGGAACAATCATTGCTGGCATTAAGATATGGTTAAATGAGTTACAGCGCCAGCCACGTGATCTGGTCCAAGAAGCACTACGAGCTATGCCCTGGGATGGTATTAAGCGGCTCGACACCTGGGGTTCTCAGTACTTCGAAACTGATTGGCCAGCATGGGCTAATGAATGGGGACGCTTACTCTTTACAGGTCTTGGTCTACGTATCCTAGAACCTGGAACTAAAGTAGATAATGTATGTATTCTTGCTGGACCGCAGGGTATTGGCAAATCTACATTCTTTGAAGATTTAGGTAACTTCGAAGATCAGACATTCTACCATCCTTGTGTTGATATATCTAGCACTGCAGGAGATTCTAATAGAACACAAGCAACTTCATGGGGCCGCGCTCTAATTGTTGATCTTGCAGAAGGTGTTATCTTTGAGACTAGTGCTAAGAAAAGCTCAATGGATAAGATCAAGCAGATCATTACCCAAACACATGATGAATACAGAGAAGTCTATGCTCGTGGTGTTAGAATCGACAAACGTGGTTTTGTATTTGTAGGCACCACTAATAGAC